ACTGCGCTACCATTACCTGATGGCTGACGGTACGCTGCGGTGGTTTGACCGTGAATCGATTTTGCATTTGCGCGGATACATGAGCGACGGCACGAAGGGCGCGAATATCATCCGGTACGCGGCCGAGGCGATAGGGCTGCAGATCGCCGCCGAACAATACGGGAGCCGGTTTTTCAAAAACGACGCCACGCCGAGTATCGCGTTGACATCGCAGAAGAAGCTGGGGATCGAGGGAAGAAAAAACCTCCGCGAAGGATTTCAGGAAACATACGGCAACGAGAACCAGCGCGGGGTGGCGGTTTTTGAGGATGGAGTCGATGTCAAGCAACTCAGTATATCGAATGATGACTCGCAGTTTGTGGAGACAAGAAAGTTTTCCATCCCCGAAATAGCAAGGTTTTTCCGGGTGCCGCTGCATAAAATCATGGATTTGGAAAAAGCGACGTTCTCCAACATCGAACATCTGTCAATCGAATACCTGGCCGATGCCCTTCAATCGTGGCTGGTTCGCTGGGAGCAACGTCTTGGGCTGGACCTTCTCACGCCGCAGGAACGCATGGCGGGGTACTATTTCAAGCACAACGTGAATTCGCTTTTGCGCGGCGATATCAAGAGCCGGTTCGAAGCGTACCATTTCGCTCGTCTGGACGGCTGGCTCAATGGCGACGAAATCAGGGCGAAAGAGGAAGAAAATCCGATGGGCGAGGGCGGCGACGTTTATTGGGCGCCGCAGAACATGATGCCCGCCGATAAATTCAAAACCAAAAATTACGACACACAGAAACAGTCCGGGCAGGACGATCAAAAACGTATTGACAGTATTCAACGGGCTTACCGCAGGCTGTTCGAGGACCGTTTCGGAGTAATAAAACGCCGTCTGGAAAATGAGGGCGCGAAGGCCAACGACCTGGCCGAATACCTGAGGGGCGCGAGCTTCATCGAAAAACAGATCGAGCCGCTTGTCTGGTCGATGGCCGATGAGGTGTGCGGGGTGTTCAACGAAGAGCATACGGATTCATCGGAATACCAGGCGGAGCTGCGGAAATTCAACGAACAGATTATAGCGGGAATGAAAAGCAGATGGCTGAAGGAAACCATCAAACCGGATGGTGAAACGAGATGGATCACATCCGCGACAGCCGAGCATTTCGCGTTGTGGAAAAGGAGCGGAATTAATGAAACCTGAGAAAAACGAAATGAAGATCGAACGTCGGTTTATACCCTTGGCGGCATCGGAACTTCGCGCGGAAGGAACCGAGAAAAAGACGATCACCGGCTATGCGGCGAAATTCAATACCGAGGGTGTGGATGAGTTCTGGGGATTCCGCGAGATGATCATGCCGGGAGCGTTTGCCGCGACGATCAAAGCGGACGATATCAGAGGGCTGTTCAACCACGACCCGAATCATGTACTGGGAAGAAACACGAACGAAACGCTCAGGCTGTTCGAGAACATGGTCGGGCTCCGCATGGAAGACGACATCAACGAGGACGATCCCGACGCGATGAGCGTATACGCGAAAATCAAACGCGGGGATGTGACCGGTCAGAGCTTTGCTTTCATGGTGGACGGCAAGGACGGCGCCGAGTGGGACGAGAGCGAAATGAAGGACGGCAAGATGCCGCTCCGGAAGCTGCACCGTCTCAAACTGTTCGATGTCGGCCCGGTGACCTACCCGTTCTACGAGGAAACCGATGTGGCGGTGGCGCTCCGTTCGCTGGAGCACTACCGTGGAACGATAATCACGCCGCCTGTCCGGGATGACGGGAACGGCGCTCCGCAAAAACGCGGAAACATACTGGGGATGCGGCTGCGCGAAAAGGAACTCACTATACGGACAAGGAGCACACGATGAAGGAATTACGCGAGAAGCTCGCCGCGCTCTGGAGCAAATACGACGAGCGCAAGAAAACGCTGGAAGCAGCGAAAACGATATCCACTCCCGAGGCCGAAACCGAGCTGACCGGAATGCTCAACGACATCGACGCGATGCAGAAACGCATCGAGCTGGCCGACCGTGAGGAGCGCGCCAGACAGTTCGCCGGGGCGAGTGTCGAAAACCCGATCCGTCCCGAACCCAACGACCCGTTGAGCGGGATCGCGGTGAACGAGCGTCAGAAACCGTTCAAGTCGGTGGGCGAAATGCTTCAACGCATGGTGAAGGTCGCGCGCGGACAGCTCACGGATCACCGTCTTGACGGATGCCGTGTCGACCAGGAAACGTTCGACATTCCCGCCGACGCGACATTCGAGAAACGTGGCAGCCTTGCCATGAAAGCAGTGGAGAAACGCACCGCGGGAACCGGCGGGCTGGTGGAATCCACCGGAGCGGCCGGCGGGCAGCTGGTGGGAACGGATGTGGACGACACGCTGATTTCGACGGCCTGGGACAACACCCAGCTCCTTCCGCTCATGGACAACCGGACCATCAGCGCAGCCTCGAACTCGCAGAAGCTCCACAGTGTTTACGAGACAAGCCGCGCCGACGGAAGCCGTCAGGGTGGGGTGCGTGTTTACACCGACGCTGAGTTGGACGCTTTGACCCAGTCGAAGCCGACATTCATGGACATCGAGCTCAAGCTCAACGCGCTGACCGGTCTCCTGTATTGCAGCGACGAGGAGCTCGAGGATGTGCCCTGGCTCGAAGGCTCGGTGAACGACATGTTCGCCAACGAGTTCGCGTTCAAGCTGCAGGACCTGGTGGTAAACGGCACCGGCGCGGGACAGGCGCTCGGCATTCTCAAGTCTCCGGCGCTGGTTTCGGTGACGAAAGAAAGTGGACAGGCGGCCGACACGATCAAGTACAAAAACATCAACAAGATGTGGTCGCGGGCGCTCGGAATGCGCAGCCGGATGGTGTGGCTGGTAAATTCCGACACGCTGCCGGAGCTCGAGGAAATGACCATCGTGGGCGGCACCGCCTCCTCGCCGGTTTTTGTTCCTCCGCGCGGCGCAGCCGACGCCCCACTCGGAACACTGAAGGGCCGTCCGATCATCGAAATCGAACAGGCGCAAACGCTGGGCGATCTGGGCGACATCATACTGGTCGACCCCTTCGCCTATGTGACCGCCACGAAGGGTGGGATCAAGAGCGCGGTTTCGATCCACCTGAAGTTCGACTACCGTCAGACAACCTTCCGGTTTGTCATGCGGTTCGACGGCAGGCCGAAGGTGTCGAGCGCGGTGACGCCGTTCACCGGCACCGCAACCAAGTCGCCGTTTGTGGCGATCGCCGAAAGGGCATAAGAGCCAATCGGAAGGTTGGCGGACCCGGGACAGGACAACCCCGGGAATAACGATTACAACAACAAAAACAGGAGTTATACCATGATCAGTTTCCCCGAAGATTTCACGGTCGTCAATGCGGAAAAACCGCAGACAGCCGCATCGGTGGCATACGGCGATTACATCTGCTGCAAAAACGCCGAGCGGGTGTATGTGTATATCAAACTCGCCTACGGCGCCGATGACGATGTAACCATCACGCTGTACGAGGCGACCGATGTGGCCGGGAGCGACGCCGCCGCAATCACCGCAACGCATCCGTTATGGACACTCGCCGACAACACCAGCAGCGATGTGTGGTCGCGCGGGACCGACGCCGCGACAGTCGATATCGACACCGGCTCGGCCACCGACGAATCGGTGATGATCATGTTCGATCCGGCGAAGTTCAGCGCGGGCTTCGACTGCCTCTGCTGCCACCTGAGCAATTCGAGCGCATCGAATCTGATCAGCGTGGATTACATCATCATCAACAAGCACAAACAGGATCCGCCGTTGACAGTCATCACCGACTGATGACGGTGTGTATGAGTGAACGAGGGGGCGGCCTGACCGCCGCTCCCTTTTGAAAAAAACACTACAGTCGAGGAGATAACAAGGTGAAAACGAAATTCAAGGTATTAGTCGGGGCGATGCTTCTGGCTGGCCTTTTACTGATGGCGATCGGTAATACGCAGTCGCTCGATACCCGCGCCCACTGGCGGAACGGGAATCTGAGCTATCGCGACCACGGCTACAGCGCGGCCGAGGGTGTGTCTCTCTGGGAAACCTGCCCGCAGCTGGCCATGCTTGACCCCTACATCGGGTTCCAGTTTTACGCGGAATTCGCCGATGGCGACACCTGCTTCGGGAACGCCTGGTCGCACTATATGTACGGCGGCGATGGCAGCCGTGCGCTGGTAGATACAACCGGCGGCTGGCTGAGGATCATCACCGATGGCGACGATGATGATTTCCACGATTTCCGAACGACGCAGGAAATGTTCAAGCTCGCATCCGGAAAACCGCTCTGGTATGAGGCGCGAATTGCCACTACCGACGCAACCCAAAACGACTGGTGCATCGGGCTGATGAATGCCAGCACCACTTCGCCGTCTTCGTTTACCGCCACCGATGGAATTTACTTCAAAAAAGACGACGGTGATGCAAATATCGACGCGGCCATGTCCAAGAACAGCACGACGACACTGTCGACCGGCGACACTCTTGCGGATCAAGCCGACAGCACAATGGTGCGGCTGGGGATGGTATATGACGGCGCATCCTCGGTGATGTTCTATGTCGACGGCGTATTGAAGAAAACCTATACCGCGAACCTGCCGAGCGATGAGTTTCTCAAACCGGTGTTCAAGATACAGACCGGCACCGGCGCAGCCGACACGCTGTACATCGACTACGTCAAGGTCATCCAGATAAGGTGAGCGCCATGAGAATGAACAGAGAACGCGCTCGCCGTCTGTGGCGGAAAATTCGCACAGAGATGGATATGTCCAACAGGCGGGCGAACATGATGCGTCGAGGCAACCCGGTCGAAACATGCATGACAACGCCACCGGAAGCTCGCGGCGGGGGAGGTGAAACGAAATGCGATTAACGCTGACAGTGATTTTGACGATTCTCTTAACCACCATGCTTGCCTGGGGCACAGTGCGCCTGAACGACACCGGGCTGAAGTACACCGGGCTGTCCACCGATACGAGGCCGACGCTTGCCACGAAGGATGCCGGAGCGCTGTTCAAGTGCACCGACACCGGGGCCGAATACCTCTGGAACGGCGCGGCGTGGGGCCTTAAATCCGAGGGCGCGATAACGTCTTCTCCCGATACGGTTACCACGACCGGC